GAGGTGCGCGCTGCGCGCGACCTTTTGGCGCAACTTAACAATTGCCGGAACCGACTCGATAGGATAACCCCGGCCCTGAAAAGAGGAGATTTCCTATATGCAAATATTCCTAGCGCCGTGGTTGGCGTTCGCAACTGCACTTGAAATGCAAGCCGCTTTCTTTCGTGGTATGAGAAAACCGCCCGCGGAAATTATCCAGTTTCCTGCGAAGCGTCGCCGCTATCGTTCCGGCCGTCGCCAACTCGCGCGCGACGCGATTAACGCCTCAATCGATGGAGCATAGCTGTAATGCTGTATGCGTATGCGTTGTTTATGATTATTTGTTTTGCGGTTGCCGGCGCATCGGTGATGGCGGGAAAATAAAAGCCCTCCGCCGGCTCAGCCCGCATGGTTTCCGCACGAACCCAAGGGTTAGAGCCTGCCAACGAAGGGCACCGCCGGCTGGGGAGTGGCGGCAACTTAATCTAGGCCAAAACCTGCCGCAAAGCCAGTAAAAATACGAGGTTGCGGGAACCTTCCTAGCCTACTAGATAACACCCACTCCCCAACTTGGGAGTTTCCTCCCTAGACTTAGGCCGCCTGTTCATTACGGGCGGTCTTTTTTTTAGCGCTGCGATCGTAACCGGCTTATCTCGCGGTTAATGTACCAGGCAGCTTTCTCTAAGTCGGTGATTGGCTCCGGCGACTTGATACCAGCGCGCCAGATATATTTGACGGCATTGCCGAGGTTAAAATTCATATGCTCAGTCACGGTGATACATTCGACACCGGATGGATGCGCCGTGTAATGCGCGGGCTTGTTTATGATGTCGTCGGACATACCGGATCTCCATCGACGAACTGGCAATTCGGCCCAGCCGTCATAAGCGTTGCGTGATAACCGTGGTGCGTGTCAGTGAGCGCTGGCACCGCCACCCATCCCGCCTTCTCCCAGATATGGACGAATCCATTCGGGACGTATTTCCAATAGCTGATTTTCTCGATCATCAAAATGTCAACCTGTCGAAACCCTGCAACAAGCAAACCTCGTCAGCAAACGACATAAAATTCGGGCCGTGATCATCGCAGCCGCCGACTTCGTTCAGATGAAGGTGAATCGCTTCGTGCGCCAGCGTTGCTAACAGCACGATATGCGTTCGTACCAGTTTACTCGAAATGTCGATTCGATGGCTAGACGCAACGGTGTAATACTGGCCGAAATATTTGCTGCTCTTTGTCACCCTTAGCCGCACGTCATCGCTCGGCGGCATGTTCAGCCGGTCGAACGGCGGCAAGCACATGAGATAGTCCCAGGCGTGCGCCAACAGCTCTGCGCTGAGAGGGAGCGGTCTCATACCCGTATCAAGTCCCCCCGGAATTGGACATGGCTGTCGTCCCACTTGGAAATCAATTCCGGCTGCATTAGTCGGTTATCCCGGAACGTCAGCAGTGCAAATCCCGACCGCCAATCAACGGGGCTATCTTCGTGGTATGAGAAGGCGCGGTGCTCTTTATCCGCCACGCAGCCGGTGTCGACGCCGTACCGATCACCGCGGTAGTCGGTCACGGGAATAACTTTCTGGCTGTGTAGGTGGCCAGTCACGATGTGGACGCCGGCGTTAAGCGTATTCGCCCGCGGCGCTCCCTGGCCGCCCTTGAGACGGTGCTTTACCATCGTGGCGCCCCCGTCGATGCCCTCATTGATAAAGCAGGACATCGCGCGCTGCCAAACGCTGTCGAAATGGTCGTGAAGGTGAACGCCCTTCACGCCTCTATATTGCGGCAACGTATTAGCGATCGTCGCTTCAAACCGAGAATCATGATTGCCTTGCGTCCATATCTTTTGCGACCCTCGCTTGCTGGCGCCGACAATATCCGCCAAGTGGTCCTGAACCGCCTCAATTTCTTCCTGCGGATCTGGCGCCTTTTCCCAGTTCAACGCGGGATGGCGACTGATGCGCGGGAAGTCGCAGACATCGCCATTGAGAATAATGGCATTAGGCTGGATGTCTTTCACGAGCTTCTTAAAGGCGCGCAGGCAGGTCGATTCCTCGCCGGGCCAGATGTGGAAATCGCTGCCGACTAGCGCCGTTCCGTTTTTCAGGTCGAAACGATAGCGACCAGGGTAAACCGGGAGTTGGCGGTTCGGAGCGCTTACGGCGCCTATCTTTGACTCGATGTTGCGGCGCCTCTTATACACGTTACGTTCTGTGACGCCGAGGTGTTTGGAAAGCTTCGTGGCGCCAATGTCTTCAAACAGCCTGCAAAATTCTTCGTCAGAGCACGCCTTGAGGCCGGGATTGCCCATTACCAGCCACCGCGAATGATCGCGCGAAGGATTTCGCCGGCATACCAGCCAACGCAGCACGCGCTGAGAAAGGCGAGCATGTAAAATATAACTATGATGTCCAAATCTCTCACGAAAGTCCCCGACTATTTATGAAGCATCGCTTGGAATCCGAGCCATAAGGCTCCGACTACGCCGCTGACAATTGTTGTTATAACGATTTTAAAACTATAACTCTGCGCCTGCTCGACGCTCTTTCGCCATCGCCGCAAATGGCCCAGGTCGGCCATAAGCTCTTTATGGTCGCCTTCCTCGATGCCGAATCTTGAGAGCGTCGCCGTTATGGTTTTTGCGACAATCGCCTCGATATCTTTCTCAGTCATTTGCAGAGCGCCTCGAACACGGCGTTATGTTGCTTGACTTGCGCAACGGTCGCCGCCGTGTCCTTCGCGCTCCATGTGATGGGTTCGAACGCAGTACAAGAGATTTTGGTGACGATGACCTGCCAATTAGCCTTTTCAGTCTTTGCGCCGGTATCCGTCATCGTCGCGCAGGATGGAAGCAGGATCGCGGTCGATAGCAACCCGCACAGAGTTGCGAGCCGCCGTGGCACGGGAAATAGCATTGTCTGCTTCCTTCATCGCTTTTAGAGCTGCGTTCGCCTCGCCGGCTTCCACCCATCCGCGCCTTTGTGCCATTGACACCAAGACGCGGACGATGGCGACCAGCCCGCTGATCAACGATATTATGGTTGAGGCTGTCACGCTTTAGGCTTGCTGCTGACATTGGAGGATACCGACCAGATGGCCGACGACAGGGCCACAACGGCTGCGGTAATGTCGGCCGCGGTGCCGTCTGTGATGTAGCCCTTACCGACCACATATGCGAGCATTGCCGGGACAATTGCGCGCAATACGCCGTTGACGGAATTAGCGTCCATTTCGTTCTCCATTGGAGTCTAGGATTGCGTAGGAGCCGCCTACGCGACGGTAATAGGAAGAGCTGCCTTCCACCTGGCAAGCCATGCTTTGCGTTCAGCGAGCCCGATAAAGCCGCCGTTAAGGCGCTTTGTCACGCCCTTGATGTCGTCCACCTTGGCGTAGGGCAGACACCCGCAAGCGATGAAGTCGGCGACGCCACATTCCAGAAAGCGAGCCGGGTCGTTGATCAAATTGGGATTGCTTACGAGATCGAGCCCCGTTGCTTTGGCGAGCCGCGTATATCCGTCGCGCCCCGTTGTCTGAGCCGCGCCGCGTCCCCGATAGGTCCATCCGTCGTCTGGCTCGACGTTGCCCATGCGACCGCCATAGACCTTGTTGGCTAGCTTCTGCGGATTGTTGGCAAACGGCACGGCAGCATCGAGCGTCGGGAATCTGCCGGGCCACACCATGATCATCCGGTTGGCCGTGTAGTTCAGATTCTCGGCGACTTCCTGGCCCGCCATGCATTCGTGGCTGATTTGGCTCATGACGTGCGAAACCAGCAAAGGACTATCGATTCCGTATTTCTTGAATACAGCCGGCGCCGTGGCGGCCATTCCAGCCCTGAGTCCCGGGATCCGCTTGTCGCCGTTAGGCCAGAGTTGATTTAGGGCAATCGCGAAGTCTGTCACGAAATGTCATCCTCGTTGCGAGCGCGGAAATAGGCGCGCAAATCATCGCGCAATTTCGGCTTCTGGCCGGAGAATTTCAGCATTCCACTCTGGTCGTTCTTGAGATCGCGGTAAGGATTGAATTTATTGCTGGTGAGGATCTTCCAGCGGTCATTGTAGCCGCGGTTGACCTTCTTCCCGTGGTAATGGTGCATCAACGTGCCAGGCACGGCGCCGATGTCGCCCTTGATCCATTGCGAGCGATCGCCCCAATGGTGGACTGCCCTGGCGTATTCCGGAGTCGAGCCAGCCGGGATCGTGTTATCGACGCCGCCAATCAGCGCATACGCCATTTGATGGTCGCCGCCGCCAACGATGTTGATATCAAGCATACCGTTCAGGTTTTCCCATGCCTCGCGGCGATAGGCCCAGCCATAACCGGGATGCCAATAGCGCCCCTTAGCATATGCGCCCTTGCTCCTGACGCCGTTTAGCAAAGGGAAGTCTCGGCCGAGTTGATGCGAATAAGCAAACCCTTCGAACGTCTCGATAGGCTGCATGTTCGGCCCAATGTCGATGGCATGGGTAAACAACTGCACAATCTGATAATGCTGCAATTGCTGGATTGTCTCATGCGCCCAATCAGGATTTACGAAGGTCACGTCGGCATCAATCCAGGCGCAGTATTGCCAATCCCGCGGCAACCTCTTGACAGCCTCGTTAATCATCCGTTCTTTGTGCCAAAGCTCTTGGTCAGTGCGGAACTGGATATGCTTTGGATTGCTGTGATCCGTCACCTC